TATTGCTTTTCTTGGGAATTGATATCCACTTCCGATTCCAACATCAAATTCATTAATAATACCACCTCTTGGTAAATCTTTATTAGCACTAGTTCCTGTAAAATCAATAGTTTGTCCAGTTCCTACTATTGCATAGTCTTGTAGTTCTGAATTCCCAACAATACCAAGATATGGTTTTTGGAAAATGTTATTAACCAAAATAGCACCAAAACTACTGTTTATTCCTGTTAATTGAACTCCATTTGAAGTTAGATTGAATTTATCAGTTGACCCATCGAATCTATCTGAGATATCATCTATAATTTTGTTTGTATCGTAATTTAATCTATAGTATGCTCTTCCAGTAAACGTTGAAAATGTAGTTATACCAGCTGGATTAGTTAGACTTTCTGGATCAGAAATTCCTTTTGGCCCATATGGTGCTTCTGAAAAATATAGTCTTCCTTCTTTAATTCTATAATCACCCCTTAGAACTGTCACCGCAGCACCAACTGTATGAGCAGCAGCTACTGTTCCCATTTGACCTCTATCAACACTTAAAGAATTAGTTGAACCAACTCCAACTAAATTAACTTTAAATATTTCATCTTCAATTCTAAGTAAAGATTTACCTGCTATTTCAGAAACATTATTTAAGAAAATAGAAGTGCTTCCAACACCAACAGTGCTTGCTAATCCAACTAAAATAGCAGTTGTTATTCCCAATGGACTCTGAATTACATTATCAATAGAAATTAAACTTCTAATCGTCGCATTTTCTGATGGAACCGATAAAGTGTGAGTATTTCCAATTCCAGTAGTGTTAATAAATGACACTGCTATGCCACTACTTGCAAAAGTAGCGGAAATTGCAACTTTAATATTATCTTGATCTTCTCTAATTACAAAAAGAGTTGATGGTAATAAAGTTGTTGCAGCGACACCAGCATTAACGTCCGATGTATTTGCAATTCCAATAGCTGATTGCCCAGTCTGTGGTTTATAAATTAATTCTTCTCCAGTATTAAACTCATGTTTTGTTATTGTAAGTAAATGTGTAGATGTATTAATTCCAGTAACTGGATCAAAGGTTTTATGAAATACAGACTCACCGTTAGTAAATATATCAAAACTTGTTGTTCCAATTACACCACCACCAGTAGATGTTACAATTCCAGTAAATTGGGAACTAATATCATCTATTAGAAGAACTTTGTTTGTTTTTGATTCATTGTAATCAGTTATGGTTTTTGAATCAAATGTAACTAATTTAGATAAATTAGGATCAGTCGTATTCTCACTTACTAGATCATAGTAAAACTTTTCGTGAACAGATGCTTCCTGATCAATATCAACATCTAATTCTAATAATGCATCTGATTTTAATGAATGAGTTCCTGCTGAATGGATACCTAAGTTGCAGAAATTTTTAAATCCAGCAACATGATCTAAACTATCAACAGAATTTTTCCAAGTTAGAAATGGAACAGATCCTTTAATTGAATATGAAAATCTTTGATAATAATCATTATCATGTAATTTTTGTACGCTTGAATTTAACTTGCCAGTTTCTTTTTTCCAACCATTTTCAATTTCTGCTACACTATCTACATTCAAATCAAAATCAAATTTAAATGTATTTTCTACTGTGGATTTACTATTACTTTGTGATCCTACAATTACATCATTTTCTAAAAATTCACCACTCACATTAAACACTTTTAAGGTTTCAGACTCTGAATCCCAACCATTTTCCGCAACAACCCCAGATACATCTCTTCCTAAAACTGAAATACTTTCTTTTTCAAAAAATGAAACTTTGTTAAATTCTGCATTAAAGCTTGCTAAGTGATCTTTTTTAATAACTCTTCCAAAATTGTTATCTTGTTGGTATGTTCCCCCACTTTCTCCAATACCACTTATTGAATACGAAATTGTTTCTGCACCACCTGTGGTGTTTACCCCAGTGACAGTAAAATATCTATAATCATAATCACTTGAATTAAATCCACTCTCATCAGTTGTTTTTATATTTTCTACAAATATTTCGTCACCCTTTTTAAATGGGAAATCGCTTCCTTGATTGTAAAATCCACTATCACCAGATCCTGTTTCTGGGTTTGGTGCTTTTAATTCTAATGTGATTATTTGATTACTTGCAGTAGACCCTCCTTTTACAACAATACCATTTGAGTTATTAATAGGAACAATTCTAATGTCTTCACTTAAACCAGTGTCATTAGTTAATATATCGACACTTTCCACAGCAGATCCATTTAATTTTGATTGTGCGACTATTGTAGAATTTCCAACTACTGCCACATTTGGTGGAGTTGTGTATTCAATGCCTCCAGTGGTTACTCCTATTGATTTCAATGTAAATACATTTTTTAATTCTAGAATCAAATTACTCTCAGCTTTAGGTTGCAAAGTTTTGTCTGGAGTAAATTCTATTCCTTGAATAATTGATTTTGTGCTATTAACTTGTCCAATTTGATCCGTTTCAATAGTTAAAACAGCATTTTTTCCTGTTGTTGTTCCAATTGATGTCAGAACTGGTAATTTAGATACTTCAAATCCCCTATTTAAAATACCAATTAAGTGTATTCCACCAAGTTCTGTTGTGGATTTAGTAGAATAAAACGCAGATGAAATTCCTGTTGCTGTATATGAAGTGGTTTCCGCAATTCCCGTTGGATTAAAATTAAAAGTACTAGTTCCGATACTTACAACTTTGTGTTCGACATTAAATTTAGAATCAAATACTTGAATTTGAGAGTGATTGGGAACATCTACATTAACAAACTGAGATATTGTTTTTACAAAATTACTACCTTTTCCAACTACTCTATAGTAAAATTTATTTGACAATGAACTACCAACAGAAACACTTATCTTAGTTGCAGGATCTCCATCTCCATTAATACCACTTCTAGAAATTAAATTAGTATTATATTTTGATGTAAAATTAGAATCATTATAAAATTCAATTTCATAATCAGTAAGACTAGAATCTGAAGTTATAAGTTCTGCTGTACTATTTTTATATAAATCTAATTTTGGATTTATTTTTGAAATTTCATGAGTTACACCACCAGTTGTTCCTATTCCAATGTAGTTGTATGGGAATGTTAATATATCATAAGAATTTTCAGCCAATCTTATTGTATGTAATGAATCTTTGATAACATAATAAACTCCATCATTAACTAGAGGTGTAGCTGGAGTCGAAGAATTATAAACAATTATATCTCCTGTTTCAAAATTGTGATCATTGATTGTTATTGTTGATAGTGTATTTCCTACTCCAATATCAGTTGACCCAAATGAAACAGGATTAACAACTAATTTTCTAATTGTTTCATTATACTTAAGATTGAAAGTTTCAGTCCTATTTGATTTTATATCTAACCTAAACTTATCACCAACAGATAATCCATGTTGTTGTCCTGTGGTTGTAGCAGTGGCAACAGTTACTGTTCCATTTACTTTTCTTAACTGACCAGTGATATTGTTTGATATTAACTCTAATTTAACATTATCTGATCCAGTTGAAATTCCAGTTATAATTTGTTTAAAGAATACGTTATTTGTTCCAATGCCAGAATTTATTCCATTTGTACTAAAACCTACTCTCTCCGTTGAAAGTCCAATAAACTCATCATTAATTTTTACACAAAATAGTTCACTAAACGAACTTAAGTCAAATTGATTAGATAAATCTAAATTTTTAGATGCAATAATCGTAGATCCAAGAGAAACAAGAGACAATTGATCATTAGTCTTAAATTTATGATTTGGCAAAAATATTGCTTTTGGAGGAATGGATTTAAAAATTGTTCCTATACCTGGATTAGTTCCCACCCTTCCAACAGCAACTTTAGTAAAACTAGTTCCAATACCAACTGATTTTTCAGCTTCAAAATATTGAATTTTTGGAAATTCTATATTTTTATTTTCTAATTTTTTATTAATATTATATGTAAATTCTGTTTCTGATCTTGTTACTACTGCTCCTGAGAGATGATCTGTTGGGGTGGTTGAATTATGTCCTCTAATCACTCGATACTTATTATTTACGTCATCATGATCAATAATTAAAAGTTGCTCTGTTCCAATTATGACAGTATCATTAACTTTAAATTTTCTACTAAGAGTGGGATCAGAAAAAGTTATAAACGTTGTAATTCCAGCATTGACAGTTGCCATAGAGGTGGATATTGAAGAAGCAACAGTGGATACACCGATAATTCTAACTCCCTCTATATTTTTATATTTTGTTGATGATATTCCAGTAATTTCTACTACATCACCATCAAGTAATCCATGAGGAATAGTTGATAAACCAGTAACTTTCTCATCAGATACTGAAAACTTTAAATTATTAACTACTGTATTTGTAGTTCCAACTGAAACTATGGTTTTACCTAAAACTTCATCAACTCTAGCTGATATAGTTGGGTCAGTAAATTTTATTTGATCATTTACTTTATAATTTTCTCCAGACTCATTTATTGATATTTTTGTTATATTTGATGATTTTATTCCATCAACTTTTAGTTTAACTTGAGAATTAAGAGAATCTTCTAATAATGGGTAATTTCTAAAAGTTTCATTTAGACCTAAATGAGTCACGTTTCTCTTATAACTTCCACTATTAATTGTTAAATCTGATTGATTAGCAGAATCACTATAATTAAAACTATCGGTATCATCATGATGTTTAATTGTAGTATATGGAAAAGTTGGTTCAAAATTAAATTTATCTACAGTTGAAAAATATGCGTATGTTCCATTTGGATAATCTGGAGTTGTAGTAAATTTACCGTTATACTCGTCTAAATCTCCACTCTCATCATAAATGTAATCTTCAATAAAATATCCATTTGGATATACAGTTTGTGGAGGTCTATAGTTGATATCATTTACTGGAGAAATAGTGTAACTTGATTGAACAAAAGTTAATCCAGTTCCGACATTATTATTACTAATTGGGCCATAAATTGGGTTTCCATCATAAGACCATCCAATTATCTTTGAATGAGAAGTTATGTCATTAGTATCATCTAATAACTCTCTATATTTTGCTGGAGGATAAAAAGAACAAATTTTATTACCTTTGTATTTTAATTCAGAATTTACTTGTAGTAATTGATTATTATTTGTTAATGAAGTTTTATATCTTTCTACAGAGTTTATCTTCCAGTTATAAATTTGTGTTGAAAATACAGCATCCTTTCCACTTGGAGTTATTTTTATAAATGTTTTACTTAAAAGATATCCAGATCCCTCTTCAATAACTTGAACATCTGTAATTTTACCATCAGATACTATAGCTTTTAATTTAGCGACAGATCCTATACCTGTTCCTAGTCCAACAACATCTAAAGTTGGTGGTGATGTATATTCTGTTCCAGAATTGGAAATTACCACATCAACAATTTTTCCATCAGCTATGACAGGATTTAACGAAGCATCTTTACCAGTTAAGAATGATATATTTGGTTGTCGAGAATAATTTATAATATTAGTTACACCATAACCAACTCCTCCATTTTCTAAAAATATGTTTTCAACTTTACCTTTAACTTTTGCTTCTGCATTACCTTTATAATAATCAGGTATAGTTGATGTTAACCCTATTGCAACATCATTACTAATATTAACTTTAATTTCTGGATATTTAAATGTATGTGTTCCTATTCCAATACTATTCAAACTTTCATATATTTTTCTATCATAATTTGTATTTGTAATTGTAGATAAAGTTCCAGCTAAACTTAATTTAAACTTATCACTATCAATAACTGTAACTTTATAAACATTAGATGTTGATAATCCAGAAATAACAGTTCCAGTGCAATTATACTCTACATTATCACCATTTTTAAAATTATGATTCTTTGCGTAAATGTAGTTATTAAAAGTGTTTATACCAACAAATGTTTTAAATAAATCACTCCTATTGATGGTGGGATATTGTTGAGATGAGATATTTACCTTTTTATTTGAATATGACGATCCAGTATTAGTAATTTCTATTGTATCAATAATCTTTCTTATTTTTTTAGATGTAAAGGTATGAGATCCATTTCCGTTTTGAATAAAAAATATGGTATTGATTCCTGCAATAGCATCATTCTTCTTTATTGCTAATGAAAAAGATGTATCTGTTTTCTTAGAAATAAAGTAGGATGTTCCTGAAGATAACAAATTAGTATTAAAACCAACATTAACACCAGTTTTAATTCCTATAGGATTTCCTGTTGTAGTGTATACTACCTCCTCACCGTTTAAAAATCTATGTTCTCCATCAAATGTATCTGTTGCTAAATCTACGTTAAAATCGTTGTATGACTTACTATAAGTAAATCCTTTCATTTTTGCTTCACATCTCGCACCTAATCCATTTCCTCCAGTTATTGTAACTGATGGAGTTTTAACGTAATCAAATCCTCTATTGTTTACTATAATTTCTGTTATATTACCAGAAAAATTTCCATACCCAACACAACTATTTCCAGAGAGATCTACAATAGATAACGTTGGTGGATTTATTACATCATAGTCTTCTCCAGAATTTAAAACTTTAATTTCATTTATTTGTCCATAATATATGGAGTCTTTTGAAATTGGAGAATGATATTCGATTCCATTTAAGGAAACACCAATTGCTCCTTTAATATTTTCCTTTTTAGTTGATATTTTTGGATTTTTGTATATTCTTTTAAAATTATCTTGATTTTTTAATTTTTCATTTTCATACAGATTTGCAGGAGTGATTGTATGAACAACATCTTTAAATATGGTATTGATACCTGTAGTATTATCGTTTATAGTTCCGACATATCGAGGTATTTCTAATTCTCCTCTGTATAAATTTAACGGTGTTAAAGCCAACTTGATTGTATTTGAATCAATGACATTAACAAAATAAAATCCAGTGTTTATACCAGTTATTCCAGATCCAGATGAATATGTAAGATCCTCTCCTACATTAAGATAAACTTTTTCTCCGTTTATAAAATTATGATTACCTATGCTGATTGTATATTGATTTGTACTGACTCCTGATGATGAATTAAATTCTTTTGATCGATTAGTATTTGATGTTTCAAAAGATGGATAACCAGAAAAAGAAACATACGTATTTTTTTCATTATCAACAAATGTATTCTGAATATTACCCAATAAAGAGGTAATTCCAAATCTATTATCAATATAACTAAGTTTTTTTCTTATTTGATAATCTCCAAAAATGCCTGGTGCAAGATTAGACTCTATACTAAAAGTATTTGGTGTGTTTGCGTCTTTTACCTCTACATCAGCAGCTTGCAATGACCCATTAGATTTTAAAATTATATCTATTGTATCTCCTTTTTTTAGATAATGGTTTACTTGAGTTGTAAAAGATTCAGTTCCATCATGATTAATAACATCAATATATGATAAGTTATTGTAGAACCAAGTGTTAAATTTTGGATCATTAATATCAACTTTTTCACCTAAATGTTTGACTCCTATTACATCATTAATATCAAAATACTTAGTAGTACTAACATTATCTGAGACTCCAGAGATTGATCCAGTCGTTCTCATTATACAAATTTTTGTTATATCATTATTTTCATACCCATAAATGAAATTAGTGTCAATAATTGGATCAGACTCTATTAAAGTTTTGGAAATACCTGTACATCCAAAAAATTGATTATTTGATTTTGATGTGTAGGTTGCTAGTGTATATCTGTTATCTGCGTTTAAGTAATAAAAATTACCAGAATCACCGAATCCAACTGTAGAGTCTACAGTCGTAACTTCTGTTGTTGATGCGGTACCAACTACTTTTGTTTTTGTAGAAACTTTAAATTTATTAATTACTGTTCCCTTTGAAAAGGAAATTTTAAAATATTTTTTACTTTTTAAATATATCGCTTCAACATTTGCTACAGCTCCACTTGCAGTTGGATTTGTAAACGAATCTTGATATATTTTAAGACCCACTAAGTTTAAAGGATCTCCACTTAAATTTTCAACAATAATATCATCACTTACATCCCACTCTGCATCTGATGGTAAAATAGTTTGATCAAAAGGTTTAATGATATCAACTTGCTCTCCATACAAAACTTGAAATAAAATTTTTAAAGAGGTATCTGTTCCTTTTGAACTGTAAAAATCTCTTGCTCTTGATAAAATATTTTCTACATTCAGTCCATATGTAAAATTTCTACCCTCCAAACCAGGTAAAAAGTGTTTTTTAAATTTTTTGTAAAATTGTTCTACAAAAAGAAAGCTTAAATTGATAACTAATGAACCAGCAGCGTGTGAAGAGGCATTTGTATCGCTAAAAGTAAAAAATTCAGGAGTTCCAGGAGTTTCAATCGCAGATATTCCACTAAATCCACGAATACAACCAGTAAATGAAGTTGCAGTTTTTCCAGTGTATGTGATAATTTCATTATCAATTTTTAAGAGACCATATTTGTCAGGAAAACCTGTGGTCTGATTTACAGTTATTTCATTAGCATAAGCTAATGTTAAAGATGCTAAAACAACAGGTGATTCTGGAATTGTGCTGTTTGGTGCAGGAACTGTTTGTTTTTCAACCAAAGAGATGTCTGCTACAGTTGAAATTTTCTTTAATGATGCGATATGATCACTTAAATAAGTCGATCCATACTCACGCTCCTCAGATTCATAGTACTGGTTTAAAAATTCTATAAAAAGTGGATTATCTGCCTGTATAAAATCTGGTATTTGACTACCAAGAATATTTGAGATTTTAACTTTTTTATCTGACATCTGTTATCTTGTATATTTTTTGTTGCTTATGAAACTAGATGGTGGTGTATAGTTTGTTCCAGAAACGTTGGAACCAGAAACAAGAACATCTTCTAATAAATTAAGTTGGCTGTTTCCCTTAGTATCTAGGACGATGTAAATGTTCTCTTTTGCCACAATATCATTAGATTCTGGAGTAATTTCAATTTCAACTTTTTCAGATATAGTTGTAGATGCTATATTAATTGGAAATAAATTTATTTCTCCTCTTATGTAATCCACAGTTCCTGCGTTATTATTAACATAAGTGATAGTTTCACCATCCAGTCTAAAAAATTTAATTATTCCAGTGGTTTGATCATCATTTGGAAAATCTGTTAAATATATGTCTCCATCAACTCCTTCAATTTTAAATGCGGAAGAACGAACATTAAAACCTTCTAAATCAGCATGAAATATATTTCCATAGCATATCTCATAAGTTGCTAGTTGATTATATGAGGGTCTTAAATCTCTTCTCATTACTAATTTAGTAATATTTGAAGTTATTCCAGTATCAACTTGATCAATTTGTGAAAGTAACTTACTATATTTTAACCTTCCACCAAAAGAATTAATATCTGCTGATTTCGCATAATTTTCAATCGCAGATAGTATTCGAGACTGTAAATTTAACTTATCAGAGATAAATCCTGAGTCAAATGATACTGTTGAGTTAAATTCAACATACAAATACTTCAAATCAAGAAATTCTTGTTTGATACCAGCTACTGTATACTTCTTTAAATCATTTTTAATTGAATCTTTAACTACAGCAGATAAAACTTCACCGTTTTTTGGTTTGACTGTAATGAAAACCTTTCCAAATTCTGGTGGATCAAGTTCTTCTCCTCCATACGCACTTACAGAGTCAATATTTGGGTATAAAAATGGTATTAGACTCTTATAATCATTTGGTGTAACTGCTCTATACTGCGATGCATAGACCCTTGGAGCAAGATATTTTATGTTATCCACAGATTCTATCGAATCACCATTTTCTGACCTCTGTGTGGTCGTTATAAGGGATATACCGCTTGTTATATCTCTGTCTACACCACCAACAATGTATGTTAATCTTCCAGCAAAGTTAAAGTTAGCTGCACTATTACCATCAGTTCCATTTGTAACTATGTAACTGACTCTTATTGTAGCTCCATTTCTAGGTTGCCTTCCCAAAACACCATCACCAAACATAATTTGATACCTTTCATCGTCAATTTCTTGAAAAAGAAACAATCTTGACTCAGCATTTACATCAAAAATATTTGTATATGCATTATATACTTGAGTTGACCCACTTTCTTCAACTTCAACACGAATTGAAGAGGTATCAATGTTTGCATTTGGTAAAATGTACCTTTGATTTGGTTGTGAATTGTCTACTCTAAAGTTTTTTGTTATATAACTACCTTCGTAAATTGAAATATTGCTAAAACTTGCTATTCCTTGACTATCTGGAGTCACAGTAATGTCATCAGGCACTGAAAATATGTAACTTCCACCTTGAACTGACCCTATTGCGACCAAACCCTTATTTAATTTGACAATATTTGCTCCAGTTGGCACATTTACCGTAAAATTTACTACTGCAGTTGCAGATTTTGAAGATCTTGGTACATATCCAATGTTTCTTGCTAATGATACGACATTTTCACGTAGAGTTGCACTATCAATGAATGACTCATTGACTGCCATGTTCGTATTGTATGAAGTAATATAAGAATTATATGCAAGAGTATCAATTAAAATTGAAAAATTAGATCCTTCAAAGTCAAAATCAGAAAAATTTGAGTTTGACCTCAAGTAATTTTTGATTTGAGCCCTTAAAGTATTAAAATCTAGGTTAGTAAACTGTGAAAATGACATTATATCCTAGTCGGTTGAAGTAAAAATTCGATATTTTGTGTTGGAAAAGGTAATCCTGTAATTTCATACTCAATTCTTATCTGTAATTCATATGAATCAACTAAAGATTCAATCAAAACATTGATTAAACTAATTCTTGGCTCAAAGTTTTTGAGTAAAGTGCTGATTTCTCTTTCTAAAAATGATGAAATGTCATTCAAATTCGTCTCAAACAACGAATCTTCGATTGATGTACCCAATAAGTCATTAAAAAATCTCTCATTAATGCGTGTTCGGCATAAATTAATCACTGATCTCTTAATTGCATCCTCATTTTTCAACACAGTTACGTCATTTGTAACTGGATGCCGAGTAAATGATAAACTTATGTCCTTAAATGCACGAGAAATTTGAACTGCCATTCATTTTGATATATTTTTCCTAATATATCTATAAGGGTTTTTTAATATTACGTTTATTTATTCGCCTTCCTTTAAAAATTGAGGTTTTTCCTCCTCTTTTTCCTCAAAATAAGCATCTGCATCATACTCACTGATCAATTTTTTACCAGTTTTAGTAAATTCTTCTGATTTATCCATTTTGATGACCATTTTTGTCTCCGTAATGATTTATTTATCCTAACTCTGGATTTTCTTTACGTTCTTTAGCAGTTTTCCAGAAATAATTCTCTTCTGAACCTAATCCATCACGATCATGACCGTTCTCCACCTGATAATACACGGTTGATACTTTAAAATCAGGATTCTTAGGTGTCTCAGGAGTGATACTATTGTCATATATCCTCATTCTATTGTTTGGATAGAGACAAAACTGTCCATTATCTAATTCCAAGAGGTTATGACTCTTATGTTCAGCTGGTTGTTCACTTGTAGAGTAGTCAATTGCATCTACATCTTGATGATAGTTATCTAAAGTACAAATATATGTGCCTGTTTGCGTTCCATAGTCTCTTGTAAGCACTTCATAGTGCATTGAACCAATAAACTGCTTCTGTACTGCTACGACTCCGTAGTCCATACAATTCCAGAATTGTAGGTTATGTAACGTCATATCAGGTTTGGGTGTCTCAGGGTCGGTTGTGAACGCAGAGATTGGC